AATAAATATAGTATTGCCCTTTGTTAGGGTTTTCTAATTGGTCTGTTAATACGTAACGTGCAGCATCTATACAGTCAGGATGTAACCCTGATGGTTTTTGTAATTGGTTCCCTTCTTTATCCTTTGCCCATATATAACCACCTAACTCACGTTTTAAGTTCTTACTTCTTGCTGTTACGTATATTTCATTTTGGTTCATAAGGTTTAAACCATATACTACTGAATCTCTACCTTTAGTTACTCCGTGTATATTATGACCATATCCTTGCAATTCTGCAATTGATTTTGGCTCTGCACTATCTGCCACAATGTTTTGTCTTATATCAGCTTGTGATAAGAACCTGCTTATATCTCTATTTAGCATTCCTTTCTTATATAGAACCTCATCATATATATATGCATCATTCCATTTGTATAAAGCTATTAAGGTTGTAGGGTCTACACTATAACCAAAGTCCATTCCATAAGCTAATAGCCTTGATTCTTGTGGTATGTTATCTATTTCTTTCCAGTCAGGAATACACACACCCTCTAAAGAACCTGTTTCACCAAGTCCATATACTCGCCACCAGTTTGCCCAATAGGTTGAGGTTTTACCTTTCTCTCTTGCTTTCTCTATTTCTTTTACAATAGATTGTTCAAGTACTTCGTTATCTTTATATGTTAATGTTATATAGTTTGCATCTTCTTGACCTATTATTTCTTTGTCTACCCAGAATAAACTAGAGGGATTATAATCTAACCATACAGTTCCACTTGTTCTAACCGCTAATTGATTGTAAGCATCAAATGGTACATTATTACATTCGTTTATATATAAGTCAGTACGTCTTGCTCCACGTAATTTATCACTTTGATCTGTGCTAAAAAATTCTATGTAACTACCATTTGTAAATGTGTACTTTAGAACGCTTTTATTTAATTGGCTATCATTATATCTACCTAAACCTTTTAGAAGTTGACAGAAGTCCTTAAAAGCACCTCTACGAAGGTGTGGTACAGATTCAGATACTACACTGATCTCTTTGCCTTTGTTTTTAATAGCATAATCTATTAGAATAAGTAGAATACAAATAGTCTTTCCAGCTGATGTTCCACCTTTTACTACTCGTATTCTTTTATCTAATTGTAATAACTTATCTAGTGCTTTGGTTCTTGCGACCTGCATCTATAAAAATATTGGTAAATCTTCGTTGATACTAATGTCTTTAGTTTCTCTTGGTTTACCTGCATAATAGTTATAAAACAACTGAACATATTTAAAGTCAGCTTCTTCTAAACCTTTCATTAATGCAGCATACGCTAATGGTTCTAATGGTGTGAGTTTCTCTATTAACTGAAGCTCATCTGCTTTAGTTTTTCTACCTGCACCATCTCTTTTTCCTCCATGTGCCATCTTGAAATAATTTGATTATTCAATTATACAATAGGTTTTGTTTCAATCTGTTATCCAACAAACCCATACTTCTCATAAAACTTTTCTCTTTTAGTATGCTTATCTGTTATTTCTTTTAAATCACTACTAAGCTTATCTATTATTTCTTGTTGGTTTTTTACTTGATCTTTTAACTCAAGGTATTTAAGTACTATTGATTCATTTAGTTCTACCGTTTCATCTTTTTCTACTTGGTAGTTTATTATTTTGTTTTTAAGAATACGCATACTATTATTCATTCTTTTGTCAACTTGTACCCAATTGTTAATACTTCTTACTCCGTGTAATACAGATGCGTGGTCTCGGTTTACTGATTCACCTATTTGTCCTAAACTTAATTGTGTAAATTCTCTACATAGTTTAAAGTATATAGCACGTGCTTCTACGTATTGTCTTTTTCTTGTGTTTCTACTTATGTTTATTTCAAAGTATCTTTCTACTATTTCTTTAATCGTTTCTTTGTTCATCGTCTAATTTTAATATTATATCTTTTATTGTCATATATCCGGATTCGTGTATTGCTTTTAGTATTCCAGCACATGCTTCATATTCTTCTGCCTCTTCATAAAGGTCTATTGCCTCTTCGAGTATTTCAATGTCTTTACCATTTGTTATATCTACTAAAGCAAGCAAGTAAAATTCTTGTATTATTTCTTTATTCAAGAGTACCTTTTATAACGTATTCATTAATCTCTTGTGATTGATCAACAAAAAACTTTTGGAAAATTCTTAATCCATATTCTACTTTATCTTTACCTGAATTGTAAAAGCTTTCTTTAACATCATAAATCCCTAAATCTCCAGATGATTTATCTATTGCAAAAAACTTAAAATCCTTGTAACTTATATTAAATAAATTACAATATATATATACTTGTACATCGTAACCATATTTTTTAGCTGCCCAAGGAAATCCTTTTAAATCACTAGTTGTTTTTAGATCAGCAATATAGTCAAAGCCTAATACATCTGCTTTAGCTCTAAATGGAAATCCATCTAATACTTCAAACGCTGGTACTTCAAACTTTGCTCCTCTAGTTAAGTCTTGCCATATATCATTTTGTAATAAAGCATCAGCTGTATACATTGCTTTGTCATATTCTTTTCTTGTAAATACAAATTGAGCACTACCAACTTCAGCTACTTTCTCTTTATACTTTTTAGTTACTGCTGATTGTACTTCAACAACATGGCATAAAGTATCAAGTTTATCTGGTTCTAATGCAGCTAAGTGTATAAGTCTGCCTATCTTGAAAGCTCCTGAATCAGATTTAAAGTTTAAAGATCTTGCATAGCTTTTAGGTGAATCAATTAAATTCTTAATAGCAGAACTACTTAGTGCATATTTTCCTAACTCACCATAATAAAAAGAATCATCATACATCTTTGATAGCAACTTTTCTTTATCCCATACAGATCCGTTTAATAATTCTATCTTATTTACCCTTTCTATACTCTTAGTGTATATAGATCTCATGTCTGCAACTGGTACAAAACAAGTATCAGGTCCTTTCATTGATGGCACTAGGTTTAATCTTAATGCTTCTAATTCGCTTTGACTAGTAAAATCATATTCATTGTCATCTATTATTATCTTTACTCCACCAGATTCTAAAGCCCAATTAACAAAATGGATCTTAGGTGTTTTAAAAGTTATATGTTTCCAGTTTGGTTGTTTTAATACTGTTATCATTATTTGTTTTTTACAAATGTACCATTTTCCATTTTACCCTTACGGTCTTTTATTTGACTATATGCTTGTTCTATACAACCTTCTATACTTAAATTACACAAAGCAGCTAAGTTAGTTAATACAACAACACAATCACCTATTGCATCTTCAATCTCTAATCTATCTTTTTTAAGTATTCCTTGTGATAATTCACCAACCTCTTCTAAAAGTTTTAAGTATTGTGTCTTAGGATCACCTTTTTCAAGTATACCCTTTTCTCGTGCCCATTCTCTAATTGGTTCAAACTCATTGTTTAACATCATTTTTTCTTGTTTAAAAAGTTATTATATAAATGTAAGTTGTGTGCAAAATGATAATACTCTCCAATATCAATACGTAATCTTAAAGCTACTAACTCTTGTAACTTACTAAAACAATATTGATCATTGCAAAATCCATACCATAAATCATTAGACCTCATTAGTACAGCCATATTTAATCTGTTTTCATATACTGTAAATTGTACAGCATAAGTACATGGAGTGTCTTTACTATAAGTGTTTATCTCTTTACCATCATATATAGATATTGCAGCGTGTCTAGTATTACTATTATTCTTTAGTATATTTACCACATTATCTAATTGTTTGTTTCGTTGCCATTGCCATCCATAGTTTGACCTAACATTACCATCTTCATCCATCATCATTTTCCATATTGGAGCATGTATAGATATTTCTTTAGCATTGGGATCACCTGACAAATACCAATCCCATTCCCTTTCAGCATATTTATTAGACCATTTCCTAAAATTAGTATCTATCTTATGATCTAAAGGATTTAATATAGTAAAACCTTGATTAAATAAAGCTTTAGTGTTATCAAAATCATTACCTTGTTCAGATATTAAATCATAATAACTTTCAAAAGCCTCTTGTGCATTATTAAATGTCATGTATATTTTATTTAAAATCTCTTAAATCGTTCCAATCTCTATACGAATGTATTAAATTTTTTTTAATTGTAGGTTGTTTTGCATTGCCAGCTACATTAAAAAACCAATCACCGTGATCACCATATCTATTCATGTAGTCCCAACCTTTAGAATCGTAAGAGTCTTCACAATTAAATTTAGTAGGTATCAATTCCGATCTACTGTTAAAGGGTTTATGATAAGAATAAAAATCAGCAATACCTAATTCACCTTGTTGTATGTTTCTAGCAACAGCAACTGCCTTAAACTTTGTATTAGGTAAAGCAATCTGAAGTGATCTAGTAAGTACTCCAGTTGATATAACAGACCACATGGTTTTTGGTTTAACCTTATCTTTAAAGTAGTCATATATACATCTAACACCTCCGGCTATAACCATAGGATGATTTAAACCCAATGGTACAAAACAATATCCATTAGCTACAGCATATTTTTTTGCCAATATATTAGCATTAGGCATTGCAGCTATTCTAGCAAAAATAGGTTTAGCACCTAACTCAATACACAAAGCTTGATGATCACTTACTTCTTTTGATGCAGGCATTACTAATATTAAATCAAGATTGTATTTCTTACATAACCATGATAAAGATATTCCAGCAAATCCTCTTCTTGGTTGTACGTATACTATCTTCTTAACTCCTTGACTAACAAGTTGTTGTATAAAGTACTCACCACTTCTAGCTTTATATCCAACCTCGCAAGATACTGATTCATCTATCACATTAAAACCATCTATTTGTTTTACATTAAAATCACCAAAAGATGACTTAAATTTTTTAGTCTGTTCTAAATAATCATCAAGACTATAATCTTTTAAATCATTATTAACTTGTGTACTCTGTTTGTTCAAGAACAT